TCATGGGAACTTCTCTAGGATTATCATTTTGGCTGGCAGCACAAGCATATGCTTAAATAATAATAGTAATAAGGATATTTTATGCTATCAACACAATACCGTTTGAGGCTAACAGCAATCTGTAAAGACATAGGTGCTGGAGTTGATGTTAGTCTAGAGGATATGATTTGGGCAGAGAAATTAGCAAAAGCAAATACTGCTGCCAGAGGTATGTTAAACACAGCGAGAAGAATCAGTACAGATCCTACCGACTCTTTTCTGAATAGCTTGAACTTAGGAGACCCCGATTCAAGCAATCATCGTAGGGGTTTCGGTGATCCACAAGATGTTGTGGACTGGTTTCACAACGAAAGATCTGACGATTGGAGACAAAGAGATTGAGTGATGTAGTTTGGTCTATAAATATTATGCTTGCTATACTATTAGTATTAGTAGGTATCTCAATCTATTGGATTTTTAAGTACGATGAATGGTATCCTAACGACATTGTTAGTAATGTCTCCAATGAACATGGGTCAGATGATTCAGGAATTCAGGGATTGGAAATCCCAACAGAATAGGCAGCCTGTTGAAGAGATGCTAAATAATATACTGATGGATTATACAGATGGGAGCGATGATACCGCCAAGCAGGAAGAGTTGTTACAACTTCCGAGTGACGAAGATTAATCGTGTTGTTGACGGCGATACTATTGATGTCACCATTGATCTTGGGTTTGACTTATACAAGAAAGAAAGAGTTAGAATTGCAGGAGTTGATACGCCAGAGAAGAGAACAAGAGACTTGGAAGAGAAGGCATTGGGAATAGATGCAACTAACTGGTTAAAGGATAAGCTTACAGAAACTATTAAAGGAGATGATGAGCTCGTTATTAGAACAGAACTTAAGGGTGGCGTTGGGAAGTATGGTAGGCTTCTTGGTTGGCTCTATGTTGGCGATGATGATTTTTCATTGAATGAACAGATGATCACCGAAGGGTATGCATGGGCATATGATGGTGGTACTAAACAAAAGAATTTTGAAGACCTACGTGCAGTAAGGAGATCACACGGAACTTTATAATATGATTAAAATACATGATGACCTTTTGAGTCCCAGAGAACATAGGGAAATAAAGAATACATTTTTGAATGACAAATTTCCATTACCTTGGTATTGGAGTGATGTTGTACAGGGAGAAGATTATTTAGATGTTGATCATCTTGATAATTATCAAATGACACATATGTGCTATAACAACTGTACTCCTAACCTTGCAGAAGGTAGTGGATACGTAGCAGTAAATCCTATTATAAATCATCCAGATTTAAATATTAGAGCTTTGATAAGAATCAAAGCAAATTTAAATTTTAGAACTTCAAAGATTATCAGACATGGATTTCATGTAGATGTTCCATTTGATTGTATGACTGGAATCTACTATGTTAATAGTAATGATGGATATACAGAGTTTAAAGATGGTACTAAAGTTGAGAGTGTTGCAAATCGTATGGTAACTTTTCCATCACAAATGCTACATAGTGGTACATCATGCACTAATAAAAGAAGAAGAATTGCAATAAACTTTGTTTATTTTGCAGCAGAAATAATACCAGAAGCAGAGTTAGGACAATATGGTAGCGAAGACTGAAGTATATCTTGGTAACCCCAACCTGAAAAAGGCTGGTACTGAGATACAATTTACAAAGAAACAAGTAGAGGAGTGGATCAAGTGTAAGAGTGATCCACTCTACTTTGCATGTAAATATATGCAGATCATTAACTTGGATGAAGGTCTAGTGCCTTTCTCCATGTATGATTTTCAGAAGGACATCTTGATGGACTTCCACAACAATAGGTTCAATATTGCAAAGCTTCCTCGTCAGACTGGTAAGAGCACCACTGTGGTGGCGTATCTGCTTCACTATGCTATCTTCAATGATAGCGTTAATATTGGGATACTTGCTAACAAGGCTAGTACTGCAAGGGAACTCTTAGGTAGACTTCAACTTGCTTATGAGAATCTTCCTAAGTGGATGCAACATGGTATTCTAGTATGGAACAAAGGTAATGTTGAACTAGAAAATGGATCTAAGATCCTTGCTGCTTCTACATCTGCTAGTGCGGTTCGTGGTATGTCATTCAACATCCTATTCCTTGATGAGTTTGCGTTCGTTCCTAATCACGTAGCAGAACAGTTCTTTGCTTCTGTATATCCTACTATTACATCTGGTAAATCAACCAAGGTTATAATCATATCTACACCTAATGGTATGAACCACTTCTATAAGATGTGGGAAGATGCTAGGAATGGTAAGAATGGTTACGTAACAAATGAAGTACATTGGTCACAAGTACCAGGCAGAGATGCCAAATGGAAAGAAGAGACATTAAAGAACACATCTAAGAGACAGTTCGCACAGGAGTTTGAGTGTGACTTCCTTGGATCTGCTGATACTCTCATCTCTCCATCTAAACTACAAGCTATTCCATTTGAAGATCCTATTACAAGCAATGCTGGACTTGACGTATACGAGAGAAGCCAAGAAGGTCACGAATATATTATCACTGTGGATGTTGCCAGAGGTATCGGTGGTGACTACAGTGCTTTTGTCGTGTTTGATATCACCACGTTACCGTATAAAATTGTTGCCAAGTACAGAAATAATGAAATCAAACCTGTACTATTTCCGTCTGTAATTCATTCCGTAGCCAAAGAGTATCGGTTCCCATATATCTTAATTGAAGTAAATGATATTGGAGATAGTATTGGGGCAACATTAAATTATGATTTAGAATATCCTAATATATTGATGTGTGCAATGCGTGGTAGAGCTGGTCAAGTAGTAGGTCAAGGGTTCTCTGGAAATAAAACTCAACTGGGTGTGAAGATGAGCATCACAGTTAAAAAACAAGGTTGTGCAAATTTAAAAGCAATCATAGAAGAAGATAAATTAACCTTCAAAGACTTTGATATATTAAGAGAGCTTACAACATTCATTCAGCGAAAACAGTGTTGGGAAGCGGATGATGGATATCATGATGACCTTGTGATGTGTTTGGTGTTATTCTCTTGGTTAGTTATGCAAGAGTATTTCAGAGAGATGACAGATCAAGATGTCAGGAGAAGAATTTATGAAGAGCAGAGAGATCAAATAGAACAAGACATGGCTCCTTTTGGTTTTGTGGATGATGGATTAGGTGAAGATACATTCTTGGATGAGAATGGAGATCTTTGGGCTTATGGAGATACTCAAGAGACTGCTGCATACATGTGGAACTTCTAGGGGTATTTGAATACCCCCTAGGGTCGCTGACTTCTTGACTTACCAGAAATTCTAAATACTTACAGATAAATTTGGAATTATCAGAGGAGTAAAACATGGCAAGTCAAGTCTCGCCTGGTGTAGTTCTTAGAGAACGTGACCTAACGAACACTACTATAGTAGGCAATTCAGCATTAACAGCTGCGTTTGCGTCATCTTTTCAGAAAGGACCAATCGGAGAAATTACATCCGTAACCAGTCAAAAGCAATTCGCTGGTATATTTGGTACACCCAATGATTCAAACGCTGAAGATTGGTTGGTAGCAAATGAGTTTTTAGGATATGGTGGTCAGCTTGCCGTAGTTCGTGCTGCAACAGGAGTTCTTAACTCTACCTCAGATGGTAGTGGAGTTCTTATTAAGAATGATACTGACTGGGTATCTGGTGTTGGAACATCTGAAGTTGTTGCTGCACGTAGTGCTGGTACATGGGGTAACTCAGTATCAGTTGTTGCAGTAGACCGTGGTGCTGATCAACTTCTTACACTTGCTTCTGCTCCAGCTACAACAACATTAGGAACTGCATTCACAACAACTGCTGGTAAAGCTGGTAGGATTTATTCTTGGGATGCTGCTACTAGTGAGTTGGCAGTCATACTTGACAATCCAACTTCATTGATTGTTCCAGGAGATAACTTTGATGAGCCAGGAGACGGTGTTGCACAGACAGTAACTGCTGGTGTTTATAATGGTCTTGGTAGTCAGAATGGTACACACCAAGGAGATGTTACAGGTGGTACTGGTAGTGGATTAAGACTCCAAGTTATCATTGACGTAAATGGTCAAGTTACTTCAACAACTATTGTCAATGGTGGTACAGGATATTCTACAGGAGATACAGTAACAGTTGCTGCTGCTGATCTTGGTACAGGTGCTACTGCTGATCTAACAGTTACAGTTAATACAGTATCTAACGATAACATTGCTATTAGTTCTGTTAAAGACTGGTATACCAATACAGAGATTGGTTCTACTGGATTAAAACTTGCTGCAATTGGTCCTCGTCCTGGTACTTCTGAGTATGCTTCTTCACGTGGCATATCATATGACGAAGTTCACCTTGCTGTTATTGACACAACTGGAGATATCTCTGGTGCTCCTAATACAGTTATAGAAAGATTTACATATCTCTCCAAACTATCTGATGGTAAGAGTTCAGAAGGTTCTGCTACTTACTACAAAGATATTATAAATCTTGAATCACAATACATCTTCCACGGTGCTGCTTTTGGAAATACAATTGAACCAGTAAGTGCTGGTGGTGGTAAGGTACTTGGTGTTGAATCATCAACACTTACATCTGGGGATAAGTTCCTTCTTCTTGCAAATCATTCAGAAACACTATCTGGTGGTACTGATGATTATGCTTACACTGCTGGTGAAGTAAATGAAGCTTATGATCTATTCCAAGACACAGAAGAGACTGAAGTTGACTTCATCCTAATGGGTGGATCATTCGGTAGTGAGACAGATACACTTTCTAAGGCACAGAAAGTAACAGCAATTGCTGCTGCTAGAAAGGATGCTATTGCATTCGTTTCACCTTACAAAGGTAATCAGATTGGAACAGGTGGTTCTGCTCTTTCTTCTGTACAGCAAAGAACTAATACACTTAACTTCTTTACTGCTGTAACATCAACATCATATGCTGTTCTTGACAGTGGTTACAAATACATGTATGACCGCTTCAATGATAAGTATCGTTGGGTTGCTACAAACGGTGACGTTGCTGGACTATGTGTTAGCACTTCATCAACAGTTGCTGACTGGATTTCACCTGCTGGACTATCACGTGGTGGTCTTCGCAACGTAGTTAAGTTAGCATATAATCCTAACAAGGCAGATAGAGACGAGCTTTATCAGAACAGAATTAACCCAATCGTTACATTCCCTGGATCTGGTTCAGTATTATTTGGTGACAAGACTGCTCTCGCTTCTCCATCCGCATTTGATAGAATCAATGTTCGCCGTCTCTTCCTCAATATTGAGAAGAGAGTTGAAGCTCTTGGTAAGGGAGTTCTCTTTGAAATTAATGATGAAACAACTCGTTCTGGATTCCTTGCAACAATTAATTCTTATCTTAATGAGATCGTTGCAAAGCAGGGTATCACTGACTTCTTAGTTGTTTGTGATAGTACAAATAATACAGCAGATGTTGTTGACCGTAACGAATTCGTTGCAGAGTTATTCATCAAACCTGCTCGTTCCATTAACTACGTAACCGTAACATTTACTGCTACACGCACTGGTGTTTCGTTCGCTGAAGTAGTCGGACGCTAACGCTAACTTTGTTAAATATATAAGAAGAGGTAATTTAAAACAATGGCAGTCACAAGTAAAGTTTCAACCTTCCTAACCAAGGTAAGTCAGGGTGTACGCCCTAATATGTTCCAAGTTGATATCAACTTCCCTGAGGGTGACCTTGGTGATGCTGATAAAGAACTTGCTTCATTCATGTGTAAATCAGCTAATCTTCCTTCATCTAACGTAGGTGTTATTGAAGTTCCATTCAGAGGAAGATCAGTTAAGATTGCTGGAGACAGAACATTTGATAACTGGTCAGCTACATTCATTAACGATAAGGACATGAGAACACGTTCTTATTTTGAGAAGTGGTTGAATGAAATCAATTCACATGAGAACAATACAGCTGGTTTAATCAACCCATCAGAATATGGTCGTACAGTTGTTGTAAGACAACTTGAAAAAGATGATAGTGCTGGTGGTGACGAGTTGAGAGCTTACAAGTTATGGTATGCATTCCCAACTAGTGCTTCAGCAATTGATCTTGCTTATGATAGCAATGATCAGATTGAAGAATTTACAATTGAATTCCAATATTCTTATTGGACAGTTGGAGATACTGAAGCTCCTGCTGGAAGAAGCGGAATCGCCATCCCATAAATAAGAGTAGGAAACACTTGAGTTAATTAATAATGGGTCAACTATTTGGCTTCCAGATTAATCGCAAAGACGAGAAGAAGGGTCAATCACCTGTTCCACCTCTTGCAGATGAACCAGTATCTATTGCAGCTGGCGGTTACTTTGGGACATACGTAGATACAGATGCCACCGCAAGGAATGAGTATGAGCTAATCCGTAGATATAGGGATATGGCTCTTCATCCTGAGGTGGATTCTGCTGTTGACGAGATTGTGAATGAGTTTGTTGTTTCAGACAACAACGATAGTTGCGTTGACATTAATCTTGAAAATCTAGATATCGGTATGGGTATCAAGAGAAAGATTAGAGATGAGTTTGATTATATAAAACGGTTAATGAATTTTGATAACCGTGCTCATGAAATTATTCGTGGGTGGTATATTGATGGACGTATATTTTATCATAAGGTAGTAGATTTAGATAGACCTAAAGATGGTATTCTTGAGCTGAGATATGTTGATGCACTCAAGATGCGTAAGGTCAGACAAAAATTAGGTAAGATGGGTAGTCCACCTGATGCTGCCTTAGCAAAGTCAGTTCAAGGAACTGCACTTGAAATGGAGTGGGGTAATTATATTGATTATTATTTGTACAACCCAAGAGGATATTTAAGGGGTGGTGCAATGGGACCAGTGGGAGACATGTCTAACTCCCAAGGTATCAAAATGGCTGTAGATTCTATAGCATTTTGTTCAAGTGGTCTACAAGATTTAAATAAACGGATGCACTTGAGCTTTATGCACAAGGCAATCAAGTCTCTCAATCAACTTAGAATGATTGAAGATGCTCTTGTAATCTACAGATTATCTCGTGCTCCTGAGAGAAGAATTTTCTACATTGACGTAGGTAACTTACCTAAGATCAAGGCAGAACAATACTTGCGTGATGTCATGGCGAGGTATCGTAACAAGTTAGTTTACGATGCATCTACTGGTGAGATTCGTGATGACAAAAAGCACATGAGTATGCTTGAGGATTTCTGGTTACCTCGTAGAGAGGGTGGTCGTGGAACTGAGATCACCACCTTACCTGGTGGACAGAATCTAGGAGAACTCAAAGATGTGGAGTACTTTAGGAAGAAGCTTTATAATAGCCTCAATCTTCCTCCTTCCAGGCTCACAGATGATAACAAAGGATTTAACCTTGGTAAAACAACAGAAGTCCTCCGTGACGAACTTAAGTTTACCAAGTTCATTGGAAGAATGCGTAAAAGATTTGGTGAACTCTTTCACGACATTCTCAAGACGCAACTCATTCTCAAGGGAGTAATTTCTCCTGAAGATTGGGATGACATGAAGGAGCATGTTCAATACGACTTCTTGTTTGACAATCATTTCAATGAGTTAAAAGAGAAGGAGATGCAACTTGCACGTATCAATCTTGCAACTCAAATGGATGTGTTTGTTGGTAAATATTATTCCATTGAATATATTCGTAAGCATATTCTTGAGCAGACTGAGAAAGAATACAGAGAAATTGATAAGCAAATGCAGAAGGAGATTGATAAAGGTCTCGCACTTGATCCAATCAATATCACTCAGATGGATCAGATGGATCGTATGAATCAAGCTTACGCTCCAGAGATTGCAGCACAACAGCAAGATGATCAAGCAAAATTAGATCAGGCAGCTGCGGATGATGCTCATAAAAAGCAAATGCAATTAGCGAAAGCTCAACCTAAACCTACAAGTTCTACTAAATAATTAATTATCATGACTGAAAACGAAACTATTGACCAGGCAAATCCTGAATCTGAAGTTGTTGATGTTGTTGGTGCTATAGCAGATAACAATCGTGCAGCAGCAATTGATGCTTTACAAGATCTGCTTTATGCAAAGTCAAGTGATGCTCTTGGTGACTACAAAAAGGGTGTAGCAAATACCCTCTTTAATAAACCAGAGGAAGATAAACCAGAGGAACCATCAAATGAAACTGATAACGGAACAAATTGAAAACGTCAATGTAATTACCGAAGGTAAGGGTGATTCTAAGAAGTTGTATATTGAAGGAGTATTCCTTCAGTCTGAACTTAAGAATCGCAACGGACGTATGTATCCATTTTCAGTTCTTGAGAAAGAGGTTAACAGATACAATGAAGAATACGTTAAAACATCACGTGCTCTTGGTGAGTTGGGTCATCCTGATGGTCCTACTGTTAATCTTGACCGTGTTTCCCACAGAATCACATCGCTTACTGCTGAAGGTAATAACTTCATCGGAAAAGCTCAAATCCTAGATACCCCAATGGGTAAGATTGCTAAGTCACTCCTAGAAGATGGAGTTAAGCTTGGTGTTTCATCTAGAGGTATGGGTTCTATTGATAGACGTGAGGACTGTAACGTAGTTATGGATGACTTCATGTTAGCAACAGCAGCAGATATAGTTGCTGACCCTTCCGCACCTGATGCTTTTGTTAATGGTATCATGGAAGGTAAAGAGTGGGCTTGGGATAACGGTATACTTAAGGAGACTGAAGTTGCTAAATACAAGCGTTATATGGATTCTGCTACACGCAGAAACTTAGAGGAGCGAACACTTAACGTGTTCAATGAGTTCCTCACAGGTTTATGATTTAATAAATAAACTTAGATTAACAACAGTAATTCTACGGGAAGACTTAAAATGTCAGATGTATTAAAAGAGAAGTTTGAGGAATTCGCTACCGAGCAGAAGGACGTTCTCAAAGAATATCAAGATCCTATGCCTACAGTTACCGCAACTGTAATTCCTGCAACTGGATCGGATCCTTCAGCTGTCTCTGGTGATCCCCAACAGAAGTCAAGCGGAAAGGATGAACCATCAGGTTCTTCACCAACCGTTCCACCTTCCGTTGCCAATGGGCAATCAGTAACAGACTTGGGTGGATCTCAGTCTGCACCTCTTCATTCTAATAAGGAAGAAGGAGAAGATAATCCTGGTGCTAAGGCAGCAGCTCCTGTTTCACAAGACTCTAGTGAAACTTCATCAAGTGGAAAGCCTGGCGATGAAGCTGGTGCTAATTCATTAGGTGCTGAAATTGCATACGGAACCTCTAAAGGTCCAGATGTACAGTACCCAATCAAACCATCATTTGAATCCGTAGATGTATCCGATGATGTTAAAGCCCTCCTAGAGGGAACCGAACTCTCTGAAGAATTTGCTGAGAAAGCCAAGACAATATTTGAGGCTGCACTTAAAGCAAAACTTGCAGAAGAGCATGACAAGATTGTAGAACACTTTGCCAAAGAAACTTTAGAAAAGATTGAAGTAGCTAAGAAAGATCTTACTGAAGATGTTAATGGCACAGTTAACTACGCCGTTGCTCAATGGATGGAAGAGAATAAACTCGCCATTGACAGTGGAATCAAGAATGAGATTACCGAGGACTTCATGGTAGGTCTTAAGAATCTCTTTGAAGAGCACTATATCGCTATCCCCGATGAGAAAGTTGAGGTGGTAGAAGGTATGGCTGCATCTATTCGTGAGATGGAAGAGCGTCTAGACGAACAGGTCAAGACCAATGTGAAACTTCAAGCCCGTCTAAATGAGTCTGCAAAAACTACTATTCTGAACACTGTGTCAGAAGGATTGGCAGATACTCAGAAGGACAAACTCAGCAAGCTTGCTGAAGCAGTTGACTTTGTATCAGAGGAAGACTTTACTAAGAAGGTAACAACCTTTAAGGAAGCATATTTCTCAGAGAAGAAAACTGTAGCAACCTCAGAAGTTGCTGATGAAACACCAGTTGAAGGAGTAGAAGCACCTGCTATGAATCCAGCAATGGATGCATACACTGCTGCACTTGCTCGCTGGAAATAGATAATTCAACCCTTTTTAATTTAGAGAGTTTAAACAAATGTTTAATGCACAAGCTCTAACAGAAAAGTGGTCACCTGTTCTGAACCATGAAGGTACTGCTACCATCAAGGATAATTACAAGAAGAGCGTTACTGCTGTACTGTTAGAAAACCAAGAAAGATTTCTACGTGAAGAGCGTGGAATGTTACAGGAGGCAGGTGGTGCTGCTGGAAACTCTGCTGGAGCAATTGGTGTTAACGCACTATCTGGTAGTGGTTTAGATACAAAGACTGGTGGATTAGCTGGATTTGACCCCGTACTTATCAGCTTAATTCGCCGTGCAATGCCTAACCTAGTTGCATATGATATCTGCGGTGTTCAGCCAATGTCTGGACCTACAGGACTTATCTTCGCAATGAAGGCTCATTACGAAGGACGCACAGGAGACGAAGCTTTATTCAACGAAGCAGATTCAAACTTCTCTGCTGGTTCTGATGCTACTGCTAACGCATACGCTGCTGGCGATGTTGTTGACGGTTCAAACCCAGGTCTTCTTAACGATTCAACTCCAGGAACATACGAGCGTGGCGTTAAGCCAATGGCAAGAAATGTTGCTGAAGGTTTAGGAGAAGCTGGAACCTTGTTCCGTGAGATGTCATTCAGCATTGAGAAGACTGCTGTGACTGCACAGTCCAGAGCCCTCAAGGCAGAGTACACCTTAGAACTTGCTCAAGACTTGAAAGCAATTCACGGTCTTGATGCAGAGCAAGAACTTGCTAACATCTTGTCTAGTGAGATCCTTGCTGAAATCAACCGTGAGGTTGTACGTACTGTTTACACAATCGCTAAGCCTGGTGCTCAGAACAACACTGCTAACGCTGGTATATTTGACCTTGACGTTGACAGTAATGGAAGATGGTCTGTTGAGAAATTCAAAGGACTGATGTTCCAAGTTGAAAGAGATGCCAACGCAATCGCACAGCAAACTCGTAGAGGAAAGGGCAACTTCATCATCACTTCTGCTGATGTCGCTTCTGCTCTTGCTATGTCTGGTACGCTAGACTACTCTTCAGGTTTAACTGGTGCTGGTGGTCCTTCTATCGGTGAGGTAGATGACACTGGAAACCTACTTGTTGGTACAATTAACGGACGTATTAAGGTCTTTGTTGATCCTTACTCTGCTAACGTAGCTGACAAGCACTACTATGTTGTAGGTTATAAGGGTTCATCTCCTTATGATGCTGGTCTGTTCTACTGCCCATATGTACCTCTACAAATGGTCAGATCAATTGGTCCAGACACCTTCCAGCCCAAAATTGGATTTAAGACACGTTACGGAATGGTTGCTAACCCATTCGTTGTTCAGAGCAACGGCACACCTGATGCTGAAACTCTTACAGCGAACATCAACCAGTACTACAGACGTGTACAGGTTGCAAACCTAATGTAATATCGTTACGATATCAAATCAAAGGGGTGCGAAAGCACCCCTTTTTTTATTAAATATAGTATAATATGATATAACAGTTGGCTGATTATGAACGGAAGATTATCCAAAGTTGACATGACAGCTAGACTGTTAAAGCTTAAAAGAGATGTAGATACAAAAATGTATCAACCTAAGTGGACATCAACAGAAAGATGGGCAGCACAACAAGTCCTAAATAGTGCATTGGACATACTAGACGAATACCATTACTAATGTTACAGAAGATACTACTCTTCGCTTCACCAATAGTATCTGCTGCTACCATTGCTACAGTTATAACGGTTAATAGTTGGAAGAAAAAGAAACCACCAAAGATCAACATCACATGGGATGATGATGACGATGATGATTATAGTGGAGGTCCAGGAGAAGGTCCATACTGGTGGTATACTAAATAAGATATAGCTTGGGAAGTTGACATGGCTGCTGAATGGTATAATGAGCAACCTAAAAATAGAAATTTTTTATCTCCAATAGGATTTAAGTTGGATCTTGAATTGTTTGGTGGTGTAGATTTCTTTTGTCAAACTGCATCAATACCAGATTTCTCAACTCCTTTTGCAGAGGTTGATACACCATATAGGAGAGTTCCTATAGCAGCAAGTGGTGGAGCAAACTTTGGAGATTTAAATGTTAGGTTTATTATTGATGAAGACCTAGTAAACTACACTTCCATTCACAATTGGATACGTGAGTTTGGTGTTGTTGATGGAAGAGGTACTAGAGAAGATGTATATTCTGATGGTCTATTAGAGATACTAACCTCCCACAGTAATCTAAATCATGTAATAAGTTTTACCAATTTATTTCCTGTAAGCTTGTCAGGAGTGCCATTTGATGCTACAGTAGGGGATATAGATTATCTAACTGCTGACGTTACGTTCAAGTACGAAGAGTATTCCATACGTGACAAAAGCTTTAACAAGCGTTAATGAAGGACACAATTTTATTTGGCGACTGCCGTGAAACACTATGTGCATTTCTTCCCAATAGTGCAAGGATGTGTGTTACATCACCACCTTACTATGGGTTGAGAGACTATGGTGGTGAAGATTCTCAGATAGGACAAGAGCAAAGTCCTGAAGAATATGTTGAAGAGATGGTGGATGTATTCAGGAAGGTACGTGATGTACTAACTGACGATGGTACACTATGGTTAAACATAGGTGATAGTTATTACAACTACAGAAAGGATGGTTGTATACCTAAACAAACATTCTCTCAGAGTAGACAAGATCTACCAGTACAGACACCACGTAGATCCAATAAGCTTGTAGGATACAAGGATAAAGATCTTATTGGTATACCTTGGATGTTAGCATTTGCACTACGTGCTGATGGTTGGTATCTAAGACAAGATATTATATGGCATAAACCTAACCCTATGCCTGAGTCAGTCAAGGATAGATGTACCAAAGCACATGAATATATTTTCTTACTAAGTAAGAGTAAGTATTATCATTATGACAATGAAGCAATCAAAGAACCAGTCAAACAAGACTGGGGTACAAGAGACAGAACAAACGGTAAGTACCACAACCCAGGAACAGGACTCCAACCGCATTCGGGTCTTACAAAATCATATACAAAGAAAAATAAACGATCTGTCTGGTCAGTAAATAAGAAACCTTATAAGGGTGCTCACTTTGCAACATATCCAGAAGAACTTATTGAACCATGTATCCTTGCTGGTAGTGAAAAGGGTGATACTATCATAGATCCTTTCATGGGATCAGGTACTACTGCAATGGTAGCAAAGACTCATGGTAGACACTACCTTGGATGTGAGTTGCATGAGGATTATGGTAGACTCATACAGAAAAGATTAAACTCTAAGTCATTTGGTAAGCTTGAATTAGTATGAACTTTGAATCCCTTCGTAATAAATTTGAACAATTAAGAGAAGAATGGAAAGAGGATAGTCATGTAGACTTCCAGTTTAAGAACAAACAATACAGTGCTGACCTAGCACAGGTCGCATTAGACATCCCCTTCTGCCATAATAAATACTTAAACCACTACACTGATATATCTCAGATTAAAACCTCACTT